GTAGACGTAGCAAGGTTTGGTGATGACAATACGGTGATTTATCCTAGAGTTGGTTATGATGCTAGAAGCTTCCCCTTTAGGAGTTATAACGGATTAGATACCAATCAAGTAGTCCAACAGGTTATTAATGTCATTAATGACTTCAGAAATATCGGAAAAAATTATTCAGCTTTATTTGTCGATGTTGGTTATAATCCAGGGGTTCTCGATAATCTTAGGCAGCTTGGTTATAATCCTATTGCTGTAGACTTCGGTAGCAGCGCCTCCGACCGTAACTATAGGTTTCGCGGGGACGAGATATGGGGGAGGATGCGGGACGGACTAAAGCATCTTTGCATCCCCGATAATGAAACGCTTATTGCACAGCTTACGCAAAGAGAATATGGTTTTACTGTTACTGGTAAGATTAATCTAGAGAGTAAAAAAGATATTAAGAAGCGCGGTGGTGATAGTCCTGATGTGGCTGATGCGCTGGCGCTTACCTTTGCTTCAGAGATTTCACGGTTTGATATAATGCACACCCCTTCACCGCTTTCATATAAAATTGACTACGATCCATTGGAGAACAAAGTCTAATGAGTATTTTTTCAGCCCCATCAATGCCAGCGCCTCCTCCGCCTCCTCCTCCCCCACCCCCTCCTCCTACACCAGTTGATCCTGGTGTTCGGGCTGTTCGAGAGAATATTAGGCGCAGGGCTGCGGTGTCTGGCGGCCGCGCTAGCACTACAGCGACTTCGCCGCAGGGCCTTTCTTCCGAAGCCCTCACTACTAAGAAATACTTACTAGGGGAATAAAATGGCTGTTGAGATTGGTTCAATAGACTATTACAATAAACAACTTGCTCAGATGGATGAAGAGCGTAGTAGCTTTATTGCACATTATAAGGATTTGCAAGAGTTTATTAGTCCGCGTCGAGGACGGTTCTTTGAGACTGACCGTAATCGCGGAGAGAAAAGGCACCAATCTATTATTAACAGCGCAGCAACCCAGGCTCTTCGCATTGGTATTGCTGGCATGTTAAATGGTACTATGTCGCCTTCACGGCCCTTCTTCTCCTTAGAAACATTCAATCCAGACTTGATGGAAGATGCTGATGTTCGTGACTGGCTGTATAAGGTAGAAATCATTATTCGTTTAATTCTGAATGAGAGTAATTTCTACAATATGGCACCAGTGTTCCTTAAGGAACTTCTGCTTTTCGGAACATCCTTAATGACGCATGTAGATGATTTTGAAAACGTGGCTCGCTTTTATACGCATACAGCGGGTTCTTACTATATCGCACAGAATGATAAGCTTGAGATTGATACATTAGTGCGTAAGTTTGAGTGGCCGGTTAAGCAGATTGTTGGTAAGTTTGGAGTGGATAATTGTTCTACGGCTGTTAAGAATGCTTATGACGAGTGCAACTATCATAAGTGGTTCCCTGTTGTACATTGTATTAAACCTAATCATGATGAAGATGGGAAGAGTAAATTAGCTGTTAAGAAACCGTTTCTTTCCGTATACTATGAGCCAGGGAATAATGGTGTTGATAAGAATAAGTTTCTTTCTAAGAGTGGCTTTGATGACTTCCCCGGTTATGCCGTTAGGTGGGATGTGACCGAGGGGGATATTTACGGTGTTGATTGCCCAGGAATGACTGCGCTTGGTGATGTCAAGCATCTTCAGATTGAAGAAAAGACAAAAGCGCAAGCTATTCAGAAGATGGCTAATCCGCCCTTACATGGTCCGCCCGCTGTTAGAAATGTCTCCGTAAGTGGTTTACCCGGCGGCTTGACAATCTATGATGGGGATAGTCAAAAGCAAGAACTAAAACCAATCTATACGGTTGATCCTCGTCTACAAGAACTTCGTCTGGATATGGATGCTGTTGAACGCAGAATTAAAAGCGCCTTCTTTGTGGACCTGTTTCTAGCAATTACTGATATGGAAGGCATTCAGCCTCGTAATCAATTGGACTTAGCACAAAGAAACGAAGAGAGATTGATTCAATTAGGACCAGTTCTTGAAAGACTTCATAGTGAATTTCTATCGAGGATGGTCGATAGGGTATTTAAGCAAGCAATCAAGGCAGATATTCTGCCACCTATTCCTGAAGTATTAGAAGGAAGTTCTTTACGGATTAGGTTTATTTCTACTCTTGCAATGGCACAGCGGGCAGTTATTACGTCGGACATTGAGCGGTTAACAATGTTCACTGGTACGCTTGCCGGGTATGGAATGGACATTTCAAAGTATAATTCCAGTCAGGCCATTGATGAGTATTCGAGGGCGATTGGTATTCCACCGAAAATTATCCGCAGTGATAAGGAAGTTGAAGAAATTCAAAAGGTGCAGCAGCAAAAAATGGCGGCCCAAGAAGCTCTCGCGGGCGGCGAAGTTGCATCCAAAATAGCTAAAAATGTTTCACAGTCCTCTACTTCAGAAGATAATCTATAAGGGAAAATGATGCCGAATGGTAGATAATGCGGTAGAAGAAGTTGATGTGGGCGAAGAGAAGAAAGTAAAGAAGTCCATAAAGAAACATAAACTTATTAGAGAGAGAGAACTTACTGATTTAAAAGACATCCTTTCTCTTCCTTCAGGCAAACGATTTTTGTGGCGAGTGCTCGAACATTGTCATTTGTCACATTCGATAAGCCACCGCGATCCACTTGATATGTCGCGGGTGTCTGGGGAAAGGGATGTAGGTTTATGGTTATTAAGTGAAATAATCTCGGCTGATAAGAATGGCTATATTAAGTTAATGGTTGATGCAACACAGAGAGAAAATAATGACGGATAATGTAAATACTACGGATACAACTGTTTTGACTTCTGATAATAAATCTTCAGATGCTTCTTTAGTAAATCAAGAAACAGTTGATAAAACCAAAGAAGATGCTGCGAAAGCGGCGGCTTCTGCTGGTAAGGACGGAGAAGCTAATAAGGATAAGGACAACTCTGTTGACAAATCCAAGCAAGGCGCTCCTGAAACATATGCAGACTTTAAAATACCGGAAGGTATGGAACTTGATAAAGGTCTGCTAGAGAAAAGCATCCCTGTTCTAAAAGAACTTAATCTTTCTCAAGAACAGGCACAAAAACTTGTCGATTTACAAACTCAGTTCTCTACGAAGTATGCTGAAAATGCAGCTAAAGCGTGGAAGGATACGGTTGATAAATGGGTAGGTGATGCAAAGTCTGACAAAGAATTTGGCGGGGCTAAGTTTAACGATAGCATTGTTGTTGCTAAAGACGCTATCAATAAATTTGGTGGTCCTGGATTTAAGGAAATGTTAGACTTTACTGGTATTGGAAACCATCCTGAAATGATTAGGTTCCTAGTTAAAGTAGGTAATCTAGCAAAGGAAGATGGTATTTTTCATGGAAGCAATAGTGGCGGCGGGAAAGACCCTGCCAAGATTATGTTTCCTGGTATGAACTAATGGAGAAATAAATGGCTGTTCTAAGTGCAACAAATCCGACCTTGCTGGATTTAGCTAAACGTACTGATCCAGATGGGAAGATTTCTACGGTTGTTGAAATTCTGAATGAGACTAACGAAGTCCTGGACGACATGACTTGGGTAGAGGGTAATCTTCCTACCGGTCACCGTACTACGATTCGTTCTGGTCTACCTGCTCCGACTTGGCGTAAACTTTATCAGGGCGTTCAACCTGCGAAGTCTACCACGGTACAGGTCACTGATAACTGCGGTATGTTGGAAGCCTATGCTGAAGTTGATAAGGCGCTTGCCGATCTCAACAACAACACCGCTGCTTTCCGTATGTCTGAGGATAAGGCTTTCATTGAAGGCATTAGCCAAGAACTTGCGGATACGATCTTCTACGGGAATGAAGGTACGGAGCCCGAAGCGTTTACGGGTCTTGCGCCTCGTTTCAACAGCACCACGGCGGCTAACGGTGAAAACATCATCGTTGGTGGCGGCTCTGGTTCTGACAATGCTTCGATCTGGCTTGTTGTTTGGGGGCCGAATACCGTTCATGGTATTATCCCCAAGGGCTCAACCGCTGGTCTGAAGGTTACGGATAAGGGTGTTGTTACTATCGAAGATGTCGATGGTAGCGGCGGCCGTATGGAAGCCTATCGTACTCACTATCGTATGGATGCGGGCTTGTCCGTGCGTGACTGGCGCTTTATTGTTCGTATTCCTAACATTGATAAGAGTTTGCTAACGCGTGCCTTTACGTCTGGTACTAAGACCTTTGCTACTGGCGCTAATTTGCCAGACCTGATGTTCCAGGCTATGCGTAAGATTCCTAACCTTTCTTCGGGCCGTCCGGTATTCTATATGTCTCGGGATACTGCTACTTGGGTTGCTCGCCAAAAGGCTGCGTTGGGGCTTGACTCGTATGCGACTGATGAAACTGTTGCGGGTACCCGTAAGTGGACTGAAAGTTTCAATGGTATTCCAATCCGTCGTTGTGATGCTCTTGCTGCTGATGAAGCAACTGTATCTTAATAAGAGACTAGGAGAATAAAACAATGATTATGGACGATAGAGTTGAATTTGCCGATGCGACATCCAATGGTGCTCCCAATAACTCCACCGTAAATGTTGGTGATATTGTGGATACTACGGTTATTCGTGATATTGGCATGGGCCAGCCGGTCTACTTAGTGGTGACTGTTGATACTGCGGTTACCTCTGGCGGTGCGGCCACTGTTGCGTTCTTGCTCGTCTCTGATAGTACTACTACTATTGCGACGGACGGAACGGCTACTAAACACCTAGAGAGCGCCGCTATTCCGGTTGCTTCTCTTGTCGCGGGATATAAGATGGTTATGGCTCTTCCTGCGGAGAACCCGGCTTATGAGCGTTATCTGGCCTTCCAGGTTAAAGAAACTGCTGGTCAGGCGCTTACGGCTGGTAAAGTGAATGCCTTCCTGACCCTTGATCCGTATGGTTGGAAAGCTTACGCTGACGCTACTAACTAACATTATCGGAAGTGGACTGGTAACTGCATAGCGGGTGCCAGTCCCTTCCTCCTTTTTAAGGAGACACATATATGGCTTCATTTACTGGCGTTGACGATAATGTTGAATTATCTGTAGCTGATGTTGGTGAAGATGTCACTATTGCTGATGATGCTACGCATACTTCTGGTACTGGTACTTTTACCGGTACTGTTAAGTTCCTTTGGATTAATCTAGGAACGGTTGCTGCATAACTACGGAGGAAGGGGAAATCCCCTCCCTCTCTTTCTTTATATGGAGATACAATGTTAGTAAAATTTTTATCTACTTGGTTTGCGCCCTCTGAAACAGTTGTAGTTGATAAAATCCGTAAAGTGAGTGGTCAGCGGTTTCGTAAAGGGGTACATGAAGTACCTGATGAACTGAAAGGTTTTCTTCCCTCAACGGCAAAAGTCGTAAAAGAAAAAGAAGAGCCGGTCAAAGAAACTGTTGAAAGCACTGATCTAAAAGACTATGACGGAGAACGAAAGGCGGCGGATGAGTTCGTCGCTAAAGCAGAAAAAGCTGAAGAAGCAGCAAAGTCTTTAAAAGAACAGAGACAAGAACGAATGGCTAAGGCTAGGGAAGTTTACCGCAAACAAAAAGAAGCGGTAGCAGAAAAAGTACAGGAAAGCTAAATGACTATTTCATCGGTGCAAATTGCTAATATGGCCTTGAGTCACATTGGCGATAACAGTACAATTGAAAGTTTAACAGAGAACAGTTCACAAGCTAAAACTGTAAATCTCTGGTTTCATTTTGCTAGACAACTCACGCTAGCGGCATGGGACTGGTCTTTTGCTAGGAAGCGAGAAGCCATCGCAGAGCATGACGATGATCCGCCTGATGAATGGACATATCGTTACCAATACCCCGCTGATTGTATTAAGGCCCGATTTATTGAAAATCCTGCTGGAAAGCTTGCTGATCCTGTTCCATTTGTAGTGGAGTATTCCGCCGATGGTACAAAATCCATTTTAACTGATATAGAAGATGCAATCCTTATCTACACTAGGGATGCCACTGAACCGCTTCTTTTTACGCATTTCTTTATTGAAGTTTTCTCTTTAGTATTGGCTGCAAAGATTGCTTTTGCCTTAACAGGTAGGCAGAAAATTAAAGATGATATGGATGCAAGAGCGATGCGTATGCTGATTTATGCTCCTGCTATGGATGCTTCTGAACAAATGGAAGCGCCTCCTAGAGACGCTGCACATATTAGAGGTCGTGCGTAATGCCCCTATTAATTCAACCGTCTTTTGCTAAAGGTGTTCTTGCTCCATCTTTGCACGGAAGAGTGGATACGGCTGTCTATCATGTCGGATTGGCAAAGGCAGTTAACGCTATTATTCATCCGTATGGTGGGATAAGTAATCGCCCTGGAACAAAATTTATTGGGCCATGTAAGCAACACAGCGCCGCTGTTAGACTTATTCCATTTCAATTTAAAACTTCTGACCAATATGTTCTAGAATTTGGTAATCTATACATGCGGGTTATTCGTAATGGCGGATATGTTACGGAAACCGCAGTAAATATTACAGGTGCTACAGCAGCTAACCCTGTTGTAATTACGGCAGTTGGGCATGGTTATAGCAATGGTGATGAAGTGTATATCGCCAGTGTTGGCGGTATGGTACAGCTTAACCAGAACCGTTATATTGTGGCTAATAAAACTGCCAATACATTTGAATTAACACATCAAGTAACTGGTTCTAATATTAATGGCACAGCCTTTACTGCCTATACCTCTGGTGGGACAGTAGCCAAAATCTATGGAATTACCACTCCGTATGCTCAAGCGGATTTGTTTGAATTGAAGTATACACAATCTGCGGATACGATGACTATAACGCATAAGAGTTATGCGGCTAGGGATTTAACGCGTAGTGGTCATACAAGCTGGACACTTTCTGTTATCAGCTTTACACCGGAGCAAGATCATCCTACTGGAAATACAGTTACAGTAAATACGGTTGGAACCGAAACACGTATTTATGGCGTAACGGCCATTAAATATAAAACATTTGAAGAAAGTTTAACGGCGCTTAATAATACTAGCCGAACAATTACAGGAGCAACACAGGCTAATCCGGTTGTTATTACATCTGCTGGACACGGTTTTTCAGACGGTGATGAAGTAGAGATTAATAGTGTTACGGGTATGACTGAGTTAAATGGTCGTAGATTTATTGTTGCTAATAAAGCAGTTAATACCTTTGAACTATTAGGTACGGATGGGACAGGATTTACGGCATATTCAGCAAACGGTACGGCTAATCAAACCTTTGTTCGTGTCACTAATAGTAATGCTACTGAGGATAATACAATTGCCTGGACAGCGGTTGCTGGTGCAGAGAGATATGCTGTCTATCGTAAAGATAATGGCCTGTGGGGGTTGATTGGGGAGACGGGCGGTGTCTCTTTCGAGGACGATAACATTGCTCCTGATACGGCAGTTACTCCGCCAATGTTTGCCGATCCTATGGCCTTTGCAGGTTACTATCCTGGCACTAATAGTTATTATGAGCAGCGACAAGTATATGGCGGGAGCACAAATGAACCAGATACGGTGTATTACTCCCGAGTTGGTGATCGAAAGAATATGTCAGCCGCGTCTCCTGCTGCCGCTGACGATGCCTTTTCTACTACGCTTTCAGCCCGACAGGTGAATGAAATTAGACACTTCGTACCGTTAAACGACCTTCTTGTGTTTACTGGGGGTAGTGAGTGGCGTGTTAACTCTGGTCCTGATACGGCTTTTGAACTGGCATCTGTTAGACAGAAGCCACAATCCTTTTGGGGGAGCAGCCATTTACAACCTCTCACGGTAGGTAACACTGTATTCTTTTTGGAAGAGAACTCTGCTGTTGTTCGTAATATCGGGTACTCTTACCAACTCGATGCGTATACGGGAACAAACGTTGGCCTCTTGGCTAACCACTATCTAGCCGATAACTATGTTACGCACTGGGCCTTACAGCATTCACCGGAAGTACGGTTCTATCTATGTCGTGATGACGGAAAACTGTTAACGATTACCTTCGATAACGAGCAAGAGGTTATTGCTTGGACAGATTGGACTACGGGTTGTAATTGCGTAAATGACGGGTATGAGAGTGTAGCTGTTTTAAAACATTCGGATACACAGGATATTGATGATATTTATTTTGTAGTAAAAAGAAAGATAAATGGTAATACAGTTAGATATGTAGAAAAACTTTCTGCTCGTATTAATGATGATCCACAGGATTGTTATTATGTTGACTGCGGATTGTCATATGACACGCCTATTACTATTACGGGGATTACATCAGCCAATCCTGCGGTCGTAACAGCAACTTCACATGGCCTGTCTAATGGTGATGAGATTGATATTTCAGATGTAGTGTGGCAACCGGATATTGATGAGTATTTGATTGAGAGCCAGCCGGTACAAGCTGTTGGGCGCTATAAGGTTGCGAATAAAACAGCGCATACATTTGAACTCATTAGTGCTACCGATGGTGATAATATTGACGGTAGCGACTGGAATGCTTATGTTTCGGGCGGATATGTTCGTCTGGCCCAAACTACTTTTCGCGCCCTCGACCATTTAGAGGGTCAAAGTGTTGTTGCTAATGCTGATGGTAACGTTGTTCGGAACCTCACTGTCACGAATGGCGCTGTTACTTTTAGTCGTAAATTCAGCAGAGTGCATATCGGTATCCCGTATGAAACGGATATTGAAACGTTGGATATTGAACCCCCTAGAGGAACTGTACAAAGTATTCCGGTAAAAATTCCGTATGTTGGTGTTAAACTTGAAGCAACTCGCGGATTGCTAGTGGGTCCGGCAACAGATTTATATACGGAAATGAAGCAGCGCGAGTTTGAGCGAATTGGTGAACCTACGCGTCTCTTTACTGGTTTGAAAAAGATTACACTGAAGCCAGCTTGGAACTCAAGAGGAAAGATTTTCCTGCGTCAGAAAGACCCTATGCCTCTCACTATTCTTTCTATCGCACCGTGGACAGAGTTTGGTGATGTCAATTAAATTTGTCCGTACTACTGAAGAACACATTAAAGACTTGTTGCAACATATCCATCCTGATATTCGTAAAGAAGTAGAAACCCTGTCCTCTCTACCTTATGAAGAAAGCATTCGAGATACAATAGGACGGGCCGTTGAGAGTTGGACAATACAATCGGATGATGGTGTATTAGGTATTTTCGGAATTAATCGTTTACAACTATTAAGTGACAAGGGCGTACCGTGGCTCCTTACTACGTATAAGATAAAGAAGTATGTTAAACCTCTTCTACCGTTAACTAAGGTTGCCTTGTCGTATTGGCTAAAGCAGTATAATGTCTTGGAAAATTACGTACCAGAAAACTATAGCGCAGCTATTCGTTGGTTAAAATGGGCTGGTTTTACAATTGAGCCAGCAATAAGTGTTATGGGAAATAGACGGGTACACAGAGTAGAAATGAGAAAATAAATGTCACTAGAGCAATTAGTAATCGCCTCAATAGCTTCCTCTGCAGTAGGCACTGTTACTACTGCTGCTGGTGCTATGCAACAGGGTAAGGCCCAAGCGGCTGCTGCTGAGTATCAAGCCGGTATTGCTCGTAATAATCAAATTATTGCTCAACGCGCCGCAGAAGATGCGCGTAAGCGTGGTGAGTTAAATGCTGATTTACAGAGACAGCGCGGTAGGCTTTTAAGAGGACAACAGCGCGCGGCGCTCGCAGGGGCAGGTGTACTTGTTGATACAGGTAGTGCTGGTCGATTGATTGAAGATACAGCGGCGCTTTCAGAACTCGATGCTCTCACTATTCAAAGTAATGCTGAAAGAGAAGCTCTTGGTTTTGAGACACAAGCTATGAATTTCCAAGGGGAAGCTGACATTGCAAGGGCTTTAGGTAAACAGGCTAAAACACAATCCTTGTTTAAAGCGGGTGGAACCCTTCTTACTGGTTTCGGAAGTGTTGCTGAAAAGTGGGCTACGTTTAAACACCTTAAGGTGATCTAATGCCGACGGTTCCTAAAAAACAAATAGGAGAAGTACAAAACGTACCTGCTCCTACCGTTTATCAAACTTCCAAAGGAATTGATACCCTTGCTTCACAAGCTGGTACTGGCTTACAAGCTTTCGGGCAAGGCTTACAAAACATGGGAGGCTCGTTAACAAAGATAGCTACACAACAGGCTATTGAAGATAATGAGCGTATGGCTAAGGAACTGTATGTTGATTATAAAAATGGTCGTCGTGGTATCTTACCTGATTACTATAATTTAAAAGGTAGTGCAGCCGTTGATGGGTATGAGAAGGCAAGAAGTAGTCTAGAAGAGCTTCGTGGAAAGGTCGCGGGAACTGCAAAAAACGATTATGTTAAGCGTCTTTTTGAGAAAACAATTCTTGCAGAGCATCAAACCGATCTGGATCATATGGATGCTTTTCGTAATAAAGAACGTACAGTGGCTAATTCGACAGCCTCAGAAGCTCGTAAAAACGAAGCCATTCAGGATGCTGTCAGTGCACCTAATAGTCCTAAAATCATAGAGCGGTCTGTTGCAATTATTAACAATGAAATTGATGCGCAAGCAAAGTTTAATGGGTGGGCTCCCGATACTATTAAACATGAACGAGAAAAAGCCCTTACTTTAATGTATTCAGAAATGATAAAAGGTGCTTTACATAGACAAGATGTTGAAGGTGCAGTTGCATTATTTAAAATGCATGAAAGCAAAATGGATGCCCCCGTAGCTGCACAAATGGAAGAGCTTTTAAAGAAACCAAAATTACTTGCTTCTTCCTTTAAAGAAGTTGATAAATATTTTGCTAGATTGCAAGCAGGTGAAAATTCTTCTGATATTTTTGCTGAGGTTGAAAAGACTTTAAAAGATCAACCTGAATTACGAGAACAGGTAGTCAAAGGATTAAAGCAGAGAAAGGACTTGCAAGAGGCTTTAGAAAAAGATCAATTAAAAAAGACAGCAGCGAGTTGGTCAAACGCAATTTTGAAGGGTGAACAAAGAATTGAACAACTAATTATCTCTGATCCTCAAACATGGGAACAATGGGATTCGATTGAGAAGAAGAGATTTTTAGAACTACAAGAATATTACAATAAGCGTTCACAACATCCGGATATGTCGAATAAATATGTTACTGAAAAGCTAACTAAAATGTCACATGCAGAACTGGCGGAAGTTAATCTTCAAGAATATGCCGGGTCGCTATCATTAGAAGATTATCGTAAATGGGAAACCCGAATTCGTACTTCTATTGCTTATATGGGTAACCTTGGTCCGCAAATTCAAAAAGATGTTGGTATGGGAATGAATATTTTACGTACTATAAACCCAAATGTATATAAATGGGGATCAAGAGACCAGTCTAAAAAGTATAATGAATTTGAACAAACAATTCGGAGGGAGATGGAAATCCTCTCTTCGGAAAAGCGTCGGGAAGGGAAAATTCCCACTCCTGATGACTTCCGTAAACTTATTGATAATATGCTCGCCCAGTCTAGGGTGGAGGAAAAAGGTTGGTTTTTAAGTTGGACTAAAGATGCTTTAGTAGTAGAACGTTTACGTAATATTACTCAAGAAGATAGGGATCGTTTAACAGTTAATATTGAAACTATGCCCGCAAGATTGAAAGAAGATATTGTTCAACTTTTCCAAGAGAACGGCATTACTCCCGATAATTGGATGATTGAAAACTTTGCTGGTGCATTTGTTACTCGTAACAAGGAACGGCAAGACAGATTGTTAACAAGAAAAGATGAAAACCGATTAGCTGCTTTTACTAATATTAAGAACGAACGTAATAAAACTAGTTTCCTTGAAACTTTAAAACAAGAACCACTTCCATCTTCTTCTTTAGCAGATTTTGCAAGAACATCAGATGAAGAAGTACTCCCTCCCGAGCCTATTAAACAAGAACTTTCAGTAGAAAAACTCGGAACTCCTAGGGATGAAGTGGCTTTTGCTGAAGATCCTAAAGAAGACAGGCTGATCGCGCTTTATCGCCGTTCGCTCGTAAAGGCCGCTCCCTTTGATCCTGAAGGATCGGGATATGACATAAAGACGGCAACAGAAGCCGGGATGGAACCTGCTGGTGAAGAAGCCGTAGAGAATAAGGGCCGTATGGGAACTGTTATCAAGACTACCCCGGCACAGCAACAGCAATATAATCTTCCTGAAAAAAGCTACTTAGTCTTGAAAGGAAGAAATCACCCAACCTGGAATGAAGGTGTTGCTGCTGAAGAAGCAAGAGGTTATAAAGTTATGAAGTTTGGAGATAGATACTTCTCTGTTCCAAAAGATTTTGAAGAAACAGAACGCCATCCTCTATTCTATCCTACACGACTTCTTGGTAGTCATGTTTTTACGACAGTAAGAGAAGCGAGAGATTTTATAAATACAATAGTTTCCGATAAACATCTGACTGTCAG